TTTAAAAAAAAAAAAAAAAAAAAAAAAAAAATAAAATATATACCCTGCAAACCCTGCAAACCCTACACAAAACTAAACTAAAGTATTCATTTTTAAATTGCAATTTTGACGGCGCGACACAAAGACCACACTGACAAGAGGGTCTATATACCCCCGGGGGTATATGTAGAAAAAATTGGTTTTGTGCACAAAATTAAAAAAATATGTGGAATTGTGCAAATATATGTGGAATTGTGCAAAAACTTGCTCTCTGATGGGGCCCCCCGCCCCGCTGGACAGATGGGACCCTAATTGGGGTGTCGCTAAAAAACAACGCCCCCGTCAGGCTGGCACGGATCTTGCCCTAGCAAGTATCATGCCAGCTTGGCACACAAGCAAGAAGCATGCCAACCCAGACTGGCACGGATCTTGCATGCCAAGCAAGAAGCATGCCAACGTGGCCATGGCACGGACATTGCTATTAGCAAGAAGCATGCCAACCCACACTGGCACGAATCTTGCATGCCAAGCAAGCATCATGCCAACGTGGCTAAATGCGAATGAGAATGATTCTCATTCGCAATGCGCACGCGAGCCCAATGTGGTGATGTGGCGTGATTGCTCTAATATATACAGTCACACAATAAAACAGTTCGTTCGTCTCATGCTGATCTAATCTGTGGGTAAATGACCATAGTAGTATCAGCAGGCAAATGCGTGCTGACCAACCCAACCAAACCAAGGAGCACATCATGCAAACAGCATACATTCACTTCATTAAGTATTCATTGGCCAAGCAGTGCACTGTCTCAGTGTTCGACGGCGAAGAGTGGCAGGTCAAACGATCCACAAGCCTCAAGGCCATCATGGACGCAGTCAAGTCAGTAGAAGAGGCAGACCTGCGCGTGCGTGACAGCGAGGACAATGTGGTCGGTTGGGCCAAGGTCAGCGCATACGGCCTCGAACCTGAAGAGACCATGATGGACTGGTCAGTGAACCCGTTCATGGACGCGTGGGACGAGGCCTATCAGGCCGACACTGAAAGCAAATGATGCGTGATGCCCTGCGTGCAGGGCATTGCAGATCAATTGCCCATAATCTGTGGGTAAATGACCATAGTAGTATCACCAACCAAACCAAGGAGCCCATCATGGCAATCATCACACTTTTCAAAGCAACATTCAAACCCGCGACAGACACACGTTCGGCCAAGATCATGATCCAACGTATGGACCTGAACGACAAGGCCGAGGCCATGTCACTGGACTACAGCGCGAAAAGCATCACACGTCAGGCCATCGTTGACTATTGCAAAAAACGCGGCCCACAGTACTGGGTGCCCACCGACGAGGACGACCTGCAATATGTAGGTGACGAGAAAAAGGGCAACGTTCAGTACTACATCACAAGCAAATGATGCGTGATGGCCTGTGGATCAGGCCATTGCAGATCATTTCCCAATCTGTGGGTAAATGACCATAGTAGTATCACCAACCAAAAGGAGCACACCATGGACAAGATCCAAGCTTTTATCGCGGCCAACGTCACAGGCCAGAATATCTATTACCCTGTCAAGGTCGAGGGTTTTAACCCTGAGACAAAAGCATACCAGTCATTTCGCGTCGAGGCCTCACACAAATGGGCCCTGCGCAAGTTGATGGAGCAGGCAGGTTTTCTTCACGTTTCATTTGACTGAGGAGCAGACCATGATCAAATTCAGCAAAACCATTCCCGACGGCCGGCACGTTACCGAGGCACGTGATTGCACCGTGAGGGCCTTGGCCCATGTGCTCGACATGCCATACAGCGAGGCACACGCGACCATGGCCTCATTCGGCCGTAAGAACAGACGTGGCGTGCCACGCATGCAGGTGGTCGCGGCCTATGCGAGCAAGGGCCTGACATACATCAGACGCACAGACAGGCCCACACTGGCCCAGTTTATGCGCGAGGACGGCGCCAAGCATGAGCGCTTAGTGGTCAACAAAACCGGCCACGTGTTTGCCATTATCAACGGCACGCAATTGGACACGGCCAAGTGTGGCCCGCGCACACGTGTGCAGGGTTATTACGTACCGGCAAAATGATGCGTGATGGCCTGTGGATCAGGCCATTGCAGATCATTTCCCAATCTGTGGGTAAATGACCATAGTAGTATCACCAACCAAACAGGAGCACATCATGAAAAAACCAACCGGATTCGTTATCTACCGTGGCCCATCGTTACTTGATGGCACGCCAATTGTGGCCATTGCTTTGCTCGGTTCCAGTAACCGTAAGACAGGCAATATGGTGCAGACCTACATTCTGCGCGACGACATGCGTCCTACACTGGCCGTTCAGACCGGCGCAGACAGCGCGATCTGTGGCAATTGCAAACACCGTCCATCGCTCGGTGGCGCGTGCTATGTGGTCGTGGCCCAAGGTCCTACAGTTGTGTTCAAGACAATGCAGGCCGGCAAATACCCCGACGCCACACCGGCCGACGTGGGCCACATGGTGGCCGATCGTATGGTCCGTCTCGGCACGTACGGTGATCCGGCCGCTGTGCCTGCGTATGTGTGGCAGGACCTGACAGCGCATGCCCAAGGTCGTACAGGTTACACACACCAGTGGGCCAACGAGGCCCTGCCAATGGACCATCGCGCTGACATTGCTAAGTTGACAATGGCCAGTGTAGACACAGTAGAAGAGGCACAGCAGGCACGCACAAACGGCCTGCGTTATTTCCGCATTCGCTTGGCCACCGAGGCCCTGCAAGAGCGCGAGTTTGTCTGCCCTGCCAGTGAAGAGGCCGGTAAGCGCAAACTGTGCGACACATGTGGCGCATGCAACGGCACAACAAAATCCACCGGCGCGAGCCCAGTGATCATTGTTCACGGCAACAAGGCCCGCAGATTCACAGAACAGCGCGCAAGCGCTTAATCTGTGGGTAAATGACCATAGTAGTATCACCAACCAAACAGGAGCAGACCATGACAGTACGCGCACGATTCAACAAGCAAAACCTACTCAACCAACTACAGTATGAAATTACCCGCATGGAGGAAATGTGGGGTTTTGTGTCTGACAATGGCACAAACCAAATAGAAGACAAATCAGATTTTGACAGGGCCGTCGCGTATGGTGAATACGTCGCGATCAATGACATTTATGATTCAATCAGACAGGGCAATTTTTTCATTTAAGGAGCACAACATGAAGACAGTGACAATCACACAACAGCAGTGGTCAGAATTAAACGTCAACCTGCTGTTGGAAATGGCAAACTATTTGCACACAGAGCACAGCGACGGCCTGACACGTGAAGAGATAACCGACACGCAAAACGACTTAAACAATGCATTGTTCCAGTACAAGAAAATTAAGGAGGCATTCCAATCATGAAATACTTACGCGAATTGATCGAGGCCATGATCTTGGCCGCCATCATTGGTGGCCCGTTCTTTTACTATTTACTGTACGTGATGAAACCATGACAAACTGGCCATTTCCCCCATTTCCAAACCCACTCGACAAGGGCCCCAACGTGCCCAAGTTCAACCCTGACAACTACGAGGACGCACCATTATGACAACAGCAGAACCATACACCGACCAAGTTGGTGGTTTTATTTACTACAAGAAAATGGCCTACAAGGCCTTGGACGATACCAAGTGCAGTGCACACGGTGTGTGCGTGGCCGTTGAGTACTTCAACGGCGACTACAAGTTCGTGATATGGACCTTGGCGCCTAAAGTGCGCGACGGCATCATCAAACACGAGTTGTTTGCTGAGTTGACCAACCAAGAGAGATTAAATGCCCACGTTTTGGGTTTTGCACAACAATATGAAAGACACTTACCATGAACACAGAGATTAAAACAATGGCCCAATGGGAGGCCGACAAACCCCAAGATTTCCGCAACCCAACAGAGGAGAAAACCATGCACAAGACATACTGGACAGGCCAAGGTCGCTACCAATTGAAGGCCGACGCATTAGAGAAGCTTTTACCGGCCATCGGTGAGGTGGAAGGAGGCCAAGGCGCCAACAAGCATTTAGAAGCATTCAGGCGCGCAGTTAACTGCTACTATGACCTGTACAACAACGGCCTGTGTAACAGGGCCCGTGAGTTCAGCACAGTGTTTAAAATTACCGGTGTGGCCAAGGAGATCAAGGCCCGTCGGTGGATGGACAGCATGCTTAGTAGCGACACACAGGAGCGCATCGAGGACAAGATGGGCCTGTTCATACTGGCCGCGTTTGAAGAGCAATTTGCAGAGGTCATGCCCTAATCTGTGGGTAAATGACCATAATAGTATCAGCAACCAAAACAGGAGCACACCATGAAAAAATTACAGAAATTTATCAAAGCAGAAAACGACTGGCGTAAGTTGTTTGGCAACAGCGAGTTGTCAATTGACACCCCAGAGGGCAGGCAACAGGTGGCGCAGTTGATCGACATTCAACTGAGCCCTGAGAACCTGTACTGTGACGGCGAGATCAGCCACGCAGAGGCGCAGATGAAGTACCGCATGTTGTCAGGCGCGGCCAAAGACCTGATGAAAATTGACCCCAACGTAGTTATTTATGAAATGTAAGGAGAAAACCATGGACAGCAAAGAACTAGCATCTATCGTGGCCGCATCAAACGGCCGTTTCGTCAGCGTCGTGTTTGTCAAAAAGGACGGAACACAGCGCGCCATGTTATGCCGACTAGGTGTAACCAAACACCTAAAAGGTGGCGAGTCAAAGCTTAACGCGGACCAGTACTTAACTGTGTTCGACGTGCAGAAGGAGGCCTATCGGGCCATCAACAAGGACACCATCTTGTCAGTCAAGTTGGCCGGCAATACATACGTACAGGAGTAAGCCATGATCGAGTACAAAATTGACCGCAATTGCGACGGCCAAGACGTGTTCTTTGACGGCAAAAAAGTAGGGTGGTTATCGTTTGGCGACCTGCGTAGTCTGTATGAAGACAGGCGCCCTGTGACCATGTTGATCATGGATAAGGGCACCAAGCACCACGACAACATGGGCGTGGCCAAACAATACATCGAGTCAGTTTACCAACAGGAGCAGACAGCATGACCAAATTGTCTGAACTACAAGAGCACCTAGCGCATTTATTGGCCATCGACAAAGTTTATTTTGACGAGGGTGACTGGGATCGACTGGACAGAATACGACTAGAAATTGATGCCACACGTGAACAGATTGAAAAACAGGAGAAAACAAAATGACTAAAGACCAAATCCATGCACTAAAAATGGCATTGTTTCTTGCACAATATTTTGTAGAGGAACACTACGGTGACTTTATGGATAGCGAGCAGGCGAAAACAGACAACGAGCGCGTCATATTGGCGCGGGAAATATTAAAAGAATTAGAAGCAGAGGCCACAGCATGAAGTACACAATCAGACACGGCAGTATTGCCGCAGTTCAATATGTGGCCACGCCGGACGGCCGTGAGGTCTGTGTGACCGACGGCAACGACGACACAAAAAGGCGCACATTGCCACTGGCAGTACAGGCCGCAGTTAATCGTCAGTTCGGTATTATCTTTGCCCTGCCCTATGGAAGCCGGCAGGGTTTCATCGACAATTCAGTACCCTTTGAGGTGGAGGTTTCAGAATGAACACGACAATGTTAAAGCACGTGCGCACACTGTTTGTGCACGACATGGTGCCAACGCACACAGCGCGCCACAACATGCGCCAGTGGGTCCGGTCTGTACGCAGACTGGGTGACAAGCATTTACTGGCGGCCAAGGTGCCGCGGAAGGGGATAGCATGAGATCATTAGAAGATTACAACATTCACGACGTGGCCAACTACCTGCGGGACTGGGGCTATGTGGTGACTGCCCCTGCCGACGCAGGTGACGGCCTGTGGGTGAGCCAAGAGCAGTTGGCAGACATTGAGCGCCTGTTAATCTGTGGCCAAAAAGAGGCGGCACAAAACGACCTGTTTGACTTACTGGGGAAAACCCTTAACCGGAGCATGACATGATGGAAAAAATAGACCGATTCACACTGGAAGAACAAATTATGCAATGTTGGGGTGTTACCGCCGACATTGAAATGATTTACCATACCGAGGACCTGTACCAAGACGAGGACCGCATGATGAACGTGTTGTTAGGACTGCATGAGTTGTACAACATTCGTTTTCAGCGTTTGTTTAACACATTTGAGCACCTAGTGCGTGAAGGGAAAATTAAATGATCAACATACACGTCGCGTATAACGCTACAGCAGAGCGTTGGGAGGTTTGGGCAGGGTCAGGTCGTACCTACATCGGAAAATCGCGCCTAGAGGCCATAGAGGCCTTTATGGCACGTTTGCCGCCCGATACCCCAGTCAAGGTGGTGTACTGATGGTGTACGCAGGCCTGATGGGTGTACTGGTCCTGTGGGCGGCCAAGCAACCAAGGTGGGCGCTCGTACTACTGGCCACGATCTGTTACTTTGATTAAATTTTAAGCAACGCGTAAGTTTCCAGTAAGTTTCAGACGCGTCAACAAGAATTGAGTACCTTAGTAATCATGTTGTTTAGGGTTTGCAGGGTTTGCATGGTTTATATTTTATTTTTTTTTTTTTTTTTTTTTTTTTTTAAAA